CTTCAATCGCCATGAGCTCTCTAGCACGTTTTTCCTTTTTAATCCTGGATTCGAGAAAGTCGGTATTGTCAATCGCAACACTGTCACCAACGACTCTCAATAGATTCCTCCTCACCGACACATCCTTGAGCAACTTAATTGGAATGAGATTCATTTCTTCTTAAATTACAATACTATATTCTAAGCACTTAGGCCTTCACTCAACATACTATGGAAAAGCTCGCAAAAGTTCTGTAGCTTGGGCATGATATCATCTTTCCACTTGTCATCATTCTTCTCGATGAGATACGACTTCCTCTCGTCGTTGAAATGTTCAATGAGACGACAGTACTTGATGTCATTCAGCATCTGAAGGTATGTCTGACATTGAACCTCCTCGTAGTCCCTGATCCGACCGAAAAGTTTCTTCGCACGGTTCTTAATTTCGACAAGCGTCCTCGTTCCATCCTCATTCATCTGGATACGATCGACACGGCCTACAATCTGGTAAAGAGTCCCTTCAATTGTACAAATGTCCATCTTATAGAAGGTGTCATCTTCGACGAGTTTGGCACTGTCAGCGTCGGCAGTCTTATACTCGTTTCTCGTCCCGTGGTTCGTGTACAGAGTCTTGCGGAGATGATCCTTGGCTACAACCATATCCTTGGGTTCCATCCCCGAATGTTCAATCTGATGATACACAGCTCGAATCTTCTGCTCCACATCCGAACTGACTTCAGACCTGAAATCCTCAGCGTCCTTCAAAATCTTTTCCAAATTGGGTTTCGAATTAAGAATCTCCAAAGCCTTCTCATCCTTCGTCTGTCCTTCAAAAGTTTTGGGACTGTACTTCTTCCACAACTCCTCGACAAGTTCGGGTTGCTTCTTGAAACCAATTCCAATAGCCGACGCAACGGAAGAAGCACCGATGATCACCTTAGGGACACCAATGGGTTTGAGCGTCCTCTCATGACCGATGATGTAAGGGTAAACCCGTCCACAAGCGATACAGTCAGCCAGTGAGTTATGGGCATTCTCGAATGGTTGACCAAAGATCTGCTCGTAGAGTACACCAAGTTTGATGGGCTTGAGAAAACGCTCTCGGTACAACTCCATCGTGCACCGAAAATTGAGATTCTCAATCAAATGAAGATCAAGTCTATGACGAATCATCTCTGAACGGAGAACACTCGTATCGAACTTGGCATTGTGAGCTACCATAGTTGTCGTTCGAGGACCAATGAAACGCATAAAGTCCAAAAAGACCTCAGTAAATGGACGCCCCTCACGCTCAGCCTGTTGCTGTGTGATACCATGGACATCAATCGAACCCTGACTGATCTGGAAATCATTTGGATATATGATGGCGTCAAAAGTATCCACGAGACGACCACGGGATGAAAATCGTGCAGCCGAGAGGGACACAGCTCGACACGAATCAAATTGATGAAGGGTCTCAGGAGTCACTGGACGACGACCCTCGGGTAGACCCGAGGTCTCAAAGTCGAATGCGATGTACTGCATACAACTCATATTAAAATGAAAATAGGTTAAAACTTTATATTACTTAGGTGTAAAGTACCATGTGTTTTCCTTGTCACTGGTTTAAAAAGAAAAAACAACCCGAAATCATAAGGGGTCTTTCACCCATCAGAGAGGAAGAATTTCTCAGTAGTAACTATGTGTCTCTCACAGATATGGACTCTGATTAAATACAAGAAGATGAAAAAAACTTTAGAATGCTCCTGTGATCTATGTGGTAAGAACTTTGAATATACTGAAGATCTTATCACACACATGGGATATCATAATACAGAAGATGTGAATAAAATGCTCTCACATGGCTATGGAACTGTGAGATGTAACAGGTGTTGGACATCTTTTACGAATGTCGAGGCACTCATCGATCATCCTTGCGCACAGGTTGATCCGAGTGCTCTCGAGACGGTCGTGATTTACGATTAGATGGTGGAAATTGACATCCAATGAGACAATCACAAACACGCATTATACTGTGTGCCTGTTTTTTAGTTGCGAAACATTTCATGGGTAGATATGGATCATAATAAAACATTCTTATTACACGGTCAAACGCTATACTCATATTATTGGGTATCATCTTTTTCTTTGAATGTCCAACGACCCTCTAGAAGTGCCGAACGACGTTCCCAATCTGTGATCGTCACAGTATTTGTAGGTGGAGTCACAAGTACATCTTCGTCTACGACACGACAATTGTATCCACCAATCCTGCACATATGTTCCAGTTCGTATCTCGATGCGAATTGAACATATGGTCTGAATTTTATCTCAGCTTCGAGAAGATTCTTATAACGAAAAGCATCTTCGAAATTTCTGAAAGCAATGACGTGATGTTGAATAACCTCATCATCATTCTTCTCTGATACGGAATAAATTCCATGATCTCCGTCTTGAATAAATGCCAAAACATGAAAAAGGTCAATACCCGAAACATCATCGAGAGGTTTACTGTTTCGGTTATCAAGTGTGTAGTAGGCCTTCGTCACTTTAGAGATGCGACGTCTCATAGGGTTCGGACGATACGTGATCGGACATTTAACGGCGAACATTGTTCCAGATTTTTCCTACACTCCACTGGAGTCCCAAGATTGCAATAGCGTTTTGGACAGACTCGACTAGAGTGTTCATGTAGTTAATTTTTCATATATTTTACTCAGACTTAGGTGTTGCGTCCTCTCCATATACATCCTCGAGAATAACGAGCATCTCTTCCACATCTTTCAATGCAGAACTCGTAGAACGCAGGTTCCATTGTGCCAGCCTCTTGAGCTTTGCGTTAGCAGCTTCAGACTGAGATACCTGCTTCTCCAAGTCACGAATCCTATCACTCATCATGTCAACCCTCTCCATGGAGTGTTGTCGCCAATGTCGAGAAGACTTGTGCCTTGGCGCCGACTGTGGCTTCTTTTCGACAGAGTTGAAAACACAGATGGGAGTACGAGCGATTGTGATCATCTACTCTTATTGGGGGTACTAACTTTAATTAACTTTGCGACGACAAGAAGATATTTTTTTGTCAGGTCATAATAAACATGAATACCGAGCAGGTGGCGCAAGATAAAGTAGTGCAACGTTCGGTAGATGTCGAGAAGTATAAAGTTGAAGCTATTGCGAAAAGAGCTGAAGCTAAAGGGTTAAGGGATAAAGCTATCACGAGAAACAATGAAAAGAAGGTCGAAAATGCTAAAGCGAATAACCGAGTAGTCCTTTTGCGCGAATAAAATTCAAATAAAGGTGGTACTATCTTAACGACGACATGAAGTTAATTTTTCAATGATTTCATTTTTGTATTCCTCCCCAGTAAAATTGGTGAAGAAATACTTGTTATGTAAATAATCAAGAGTTTTTGAATCTAATTGAATAATGTAATTCATACCCATCTCACCTCTCGGACGCATATAACTTTCAATGTTCTTTTGAATCCCGTTGTCACGATCATATATGAAATTGATGAAATCGAAAAAATTGTACAATTTACCCCTTTCCTCCAAGTGAAGTCCAAAAGTTGTCCATAAGATGTGGGGATTTTCTGTATGTTCATTTGGATCAAATTTAACCAACTTATTACCAACAAACTTCACTGCAACCCGACGTGGACCCTGTTGTAATCCAAGTAATCTATTAGTGGGTGATGTGAACAGGGGTACGTTACGCACACTTTGATTTTTCATAGTGTTCATATATTTTCTCAAAACACCAGAGTTTATAAAGTTCTTTTTCGGTTCACCTACACGATTAAAACGGTTTCCGTTTTGTGAGAACGTTTTAAGTCTGTGCATACGACCATGGTTGATAGCAGAAAGTGCGGTTTGTATAGCTTTTACACCCGAGCTTGACGTAGAATATGGTTGACCGAAAACAACTCGGCGACGCAACAAACACCCATCAACATCTCCTCTCATTTTACAACCTCCCGTCCCACCACTGGGTATGTGTTCGTTTAGATATTTGAGAAACAAAGACCCTTCAGTGAAGTACTCGATGACATCTGGATTTCGAAGTATCTTTCTCATAGAAGATACGGAAAGTGTGTTATGGTTTGCAGGACCATGATCCACGGCGACTGGAATCGGGTTATGATTTTTGTTTCGAACCCTTTTGTTTAGCTTATTGATGAGAGACCTATATTCTTTTGAGACATTTTGTGTCAAGGATCGTTGTATATTAGGTGAAAGAGACCTAATATATGTATTTAAATTTGGAGAGTTTGGGTTCTTTACATATAGTCGTAAAGCCACTTCGGCGTCTACATCCTTAAGAAGTCCTAAGAACTTATCATAGATCGCACTTATTTTAAGCAAAACATTAGAATTCGAACGGCCGGTACTATTTCGCGCATCAGCCATTAGTTTATTAAATTCAGTTCTCTTACACATCGTCATCAATTCTTTCGTTTTATCAGCATTGGGTTGATTGAGAACAGGGAAAGTTGTATAGTTTCCACCCTCATCCGCACATAAAGAACGAATATTATCAACAGTATCTCGAAATAATTTACGATCACCGTTGTAAGGATATTGTGCTAATTCACACATTTTTTGTTTGTAGGTAAACATCTCTTTTAGTTTGGGCATAGGCAACGCTTTGGGTCTGGTAACCTTACTACGCTTTTCCTGATATTCCTTCATAAGCTGAAAAAAATCGTACAACTCACCGGGAGCCATAAGAGTTATTTCAGCAAAACCAGCACCTTCTCGTCTCGGTCGGGTAGAAGTGGTTGCGTTCGGTGTTGTGTTGGCACGTTGGCTAGTATTGTTCGGTGTTGTGTTGGCACGTTGGCGAGTATTGTTCGGTGTTGTGTTGGCGCGTTGGCGAGTATTGTTCGGTGTTGTGTTGGCACGTTGGCGAGTATTGTTCGGTGTTGTGCTGGCACGTTGGCGAGTATTATATTGTTTTAATAGATTGTTGAGGGGTCCTCGATTTGACGGTCTTTGAGATAGAGCATTCAATATACCATTAATGAGTGTATTTCGCTCTGTTCTTCCTCTTAGAGCATTTACAACCTTCTGGATGGTGTTCCTATTCAAACCCGACCTTATAAATCTATTTTTCTGATTATTACTTAAAGTAAGATTTCGAATGTAAGCCTCTCTTTGTCCACGAGGAAGAACACCCGTAGATGACATATCTACTATGACCTGACATTTTTTTGTCCAGTAATAGCAAATGTCAAACGCCGAATCTGTGGGTTCTGTCAGTGGTCCATCCAGGAGAAATAACCTGACTAATAATGCTCAGTCCTCTATTCACAACTCTGGACGCA